CTATCATTAATGCAGTTGCATCAGGGACCACAGTGGGCGTCAAAGCATTGGGCGCTGGCGGCGGTGGAACCCTAGAGTGGGGCAACATTGGAACCGCAGATAAACGCTTAAATGTAACAGCTTCTGCCGCTACTAACGCTGGTTCTGTTCGTATTACAGTAATGTACGCACAAGCGTTTAACACCACAATACAACCTTAAAGGAGTAGCTAAATGGCTGGTCAAGAGGTTCGAGCTTATAACGTATCTGTGGCGGGTTTTGGTGCGGGTCTTGTAGGTCCATCACGCGCTAGGTTACAGGGCGTTCTAGTTAATGCTGCTGCGGCCTGTACGTTTACTATTCGTAGCGGTAGCGCCACAGGTGAAGTTATACTTTCCCTTTCGCTACCTGTAGGGTGGAACGATGTATATATCCCCAACGATGGTATACTTGCTGATAATGGCTGCTTTGTGCATACTTTTACAGGCACGGGTAACGTTATGACTCTAATTATAGAATAGCACGTCATGGCTTCCAGAAGTGATAAGCCTATCCCGCGCACTAAAAAAATTACCGCTCCACTAAATCTGGGGCGGGAATCTAGAAAACGTTGGAAGTGTTAGGATAAACCATGCCCATGCGACTTACACAAGCTGCGAAAGACCGCGCTAAGGTTAGGAAAATAGAAGACCGTTTGTATAAGGAGTCTATACGGCTTGAAGAAGAACGCCGACGCCAAGAGGAAAGAGAGATTCTAAGGCAGATGAACGAAGGGGTGTTCAAAGGTGCTGGCGGCGGTAAAGTTTCTAAACTACGTAGCGGCGGCAGGGTCGATGGTTGTGCTATACGTGGTAAAACTAGAGCGTAGGAGAAGATAATGGTTACAGTCGTACCTGACCTCCCAGAACTGTTTGAGGAAGCCTTTGAACGGGCAGGCTTGCAGATGCAATCTGGGTACGATCTACGGACTATACGTCGTAGCCTGAATATACTTACGTTAGAGTGGCAGAACAGGGGTCTTAATCTATTCACCATTGATTCAGGCACGGTTGATCTAGTACAGGGACAATCCACATACAGTATGCCTGTGGATACTATTGACCTAATAGAACACCAACTACGTACTGGTACAGGTACAAGCCAGATAGATACCGCTCTCCAGCGAGTTAGCGTATCTACGTATGCGCAACAAACAAATAAAAATATAGTCGCCAGACCAACACAGATATACATAGAGCGTTTATCTACTGAGGTTAAGTTTACTCTATGGCCGCTACCAGATGGCACACTACCCTACAAATTGTTATATTTTCGCTTAAAAGGAATAGATGGTCTAGCGACAGGAGTCGGGGGGGATACTACTTCTATACCTCCACGGTTTATTCCCGCACTTGTGTCAGGACTGGCGTTTCATGTGGCTATGAAGAAACCTGAAGCTGTAGCTAGGGCGATTCCTCTTAGGGAGGAATACGAGCACCAATTTAAGTTAGCAGCGGACGAAGATCAAGAACGCGCCTCTTCTATGTTTGTACCATTCCAGACGTTTCATGGGGGTATGCGATGACTTACGCGTCTGGTAAACATGCCTTTGGTATATGTGACCGGACAGGGTTTCGCTACCACTTAAATGATCTTGTATGGGAGTTCCAAGATGGACACCGTACAGGATTTCGTGTTGGTAAAGATGTATTTGATCCTGATCAACCGCAGAACTTCTTGGGACGTGTAAATATAGTAGACCCGCAATCTCTACTTGACCCTCGTCCTGATTACGCGCCCGGACGAGGTTTGTGGGGGTGGCAACCTGTTGGTAACTCGCTTGTGCATCTTAAAGGCCAAGTCGGAACTGTAACTGTAGCAATAACATAGGAGTTTATTATGCCTAAAGGACCCGGAACTTATGGAAACAAAAGAGGGCGACCTCCTATGAAGATGAAGACAGGCGGCAGTGTATCCAAAAAAACGATGGGTGGCTCGATGGATAAGAGGCCCATGCCTTACAAAGCTGGTGGAAGAATACCTAAAAAGATGAGTAAGGGTGGTACACTAATACGTGGCACCCGTGCACAACGGAGCGGTAGGATGGCAAGAGGGCCAATGGGGTAAAGTAGATGACATACGCTGAACTATTACAGGCTATACAAGACTACACGCAGAGTTCGGAAACGACCTTTGTGGCTAGTATACCTTCGTTTGTTAAACAAGCAGAACAGCGTATATACCGTTCGGTTATGATCCCTGAGTTACGCAAAAATTCAACAGCGGCTACCTCGCAAGGGTCGAAGTATATAGCGCGACCTGATGATTTTTTGTCCGTGTTTTCTCTTGCGGTAGTAGACGCTGCGGGGGCGTATGCATATCTGCTAGAGAAGGATGTAGCCTTTATTAGAGAAGCGTACCCTAGTCCAGCCACACAAGGGCTACCTAAATATTACGGTATCTTTGATGGGGACGTAACTGCTGCAAATTCTCAGGGCAATTTCATAGTTGGGCCTACCCCTAGCGGGGTGTTTACAGTAGAATTACATTACTATTACGACCCTGTGTCTATTGTAACCTCGTCAACGTCATGGCTTGGAACTAATGCTGAAGGGGTCTTACTGTACGGGGCACTTATAGAAGCGTACACATACCTAAAAGGTGAGGCTGATCTGATAGCGCTTTATGACAAGCGATACAATGAGGCTATGGGGTTGTTATCGGGCATTGACGTTCGTACTAAGCGTGACAACTACCGCGATGGAAGATTGTAAAGGGAAACTATAATGTCTTTTTCTGGGAATTTCATGTGTACGTCTTTCAAGCAACAGCTTTTGGAAGGTAAACACGACTTTACCGCTGCTTCGGGTAACATCTTTCATTTAGCATTGTATACGGATGCTGGCGCTGCATGGAACGCGGCCTCAGATAAATACCGACTAGCAAATGAAGTACCTGCTACTGGATCAGGGGCGTTACCTTATGTACTAGGGGGACAACCGCTTGTTAGATCAGCGAATAGACCCTCTAGTTCAGGCACTACAGCGTTAACTTCGTTTGACAATATTACGTTTACTAACGCTACTATTAGTGCGAGGGGCGCGTTGATCTACAACCGAACTTTGTATAATACGGGAGGGATTACTAGCGTGAACGCGGTATGCGTGTTAGATTTCGGGAGCAATAAAATCTCCACTTCGGGATCGTTTACTGTACAATTCCCGACCATAGACGCGGCTAATGCACTCATACGCATCGCGTAGTAGAATAGGGATATAATTTATGGCGTTTGTTGTAGCCGATAGAGTAAAAGAAACTACGATCACTACGGGTACTGTTACTTACGTACTAGGCGGCGCAGCGCAGGGATATCGAGCGTTTACGAGTGTCGCGTCTAATGCAGACATAGTGTATTATGCCGTGACTTTGGAGGATGAGTGGGAAGTCGGTGTCGGTACATATACTTTAGTAAACACTGTATCTTCTATTGTACGTACTACGATACTATCGTCTTCTAATTCAAATGCTGCTGTTAATTGGGGCGCTGGAACAAAGGATATTTTTCTAACATACCCAGCGGAAGGGGCTGTAGTAGCTGACCAAAACAACCTTGTAACCATAGATGGTTCGTTTACGCACATTACATCTTCTGGAACACAATCCCACAATGTCACTATACCGGGTAACATAAACTTTGCCAATACTAGCTCATCAGGTTCAGTGAATCTAACGTCTAATGGAGCTTCGGGGGCGCGACTTAATCTGGGCGGTGGCGCAAACCAAACAACACTATCAGCGGGTACTGTAGCTTCTCCGGGTATTGTAGATATAATTGGAAACGTTAATTTCTTTAACAATATAGCTTTTGAAGGCTCTACCCTAAACGCGTATGAGACTACAATTACAGCTACAGACCCAACTGCAGATAGAACTATTACGTTACCGGATGCAAACGGTACAGTTACGTTAGTAAACAGTTCGGGTGATTTAGCTGTTTCAGGGGATATCAGTGTTACCGGAACCGTTGATGGAGTAGATATCGCTACGAGAGACGCTGTTCTAACTGCTACTACAACCACAGCTAACGCTGCTTTACCAAAAGCCGGTGGTACTATGACTGGTCAGTTAACTATGAACGCAGAGGATATTGGTTTCTCTACTGGGGGTA